GCTGTGTTGAAATCTGCATCAGTAAGAACATCACCTGCTGAACCACCAATCAAAGTATTGCGAATTCCCGTAGTAATATCGTTACCAGCATTATGGCCTATCGCCACGTTTTGAGCAGTTACACCTGCATTTTGATTTTGTAATGTTCCATAGCCAACAGCAGTGTTTTCACCATCAGCATCTTCAGTAGCTAATGCGGCATACCCAACAGCTACGTTGTTATCACCCGTAGTCAAAGCCGTACCTGCTTCATCGCCCACAACCACGTTGTAGTTGCCGCCAGAAGTGATGGAGTTGCCTGCGTTGACACCTACTCTGACGTTGGATGTGCCTGCGGATGCGGTGATGATGTCTGCACCGTCTGCAAAAGTTACGTCTGCTGCAAAGTTTACAGTGCCGTCTACGTCTACAGCGTCAAGGTTGGTGGTGCCGTCTACATCCAAATCGCCTGATACAAAGAACGATGGAACAGACAGATCCGTAAACGCATCAACCATCGCAGCGCCTGACCCAGCACCGTCGCTGTAAATCGCTTTGGTCTGACCATTCAGGATAGTAATGCTTGCGCCAGAGCCTTGACTGATAATGATGCTCTGCGATCCGCTGGTTGCGTTCTCAATGAACCACAGCTTGCTGACCGTGTTTGGCCCTATAGTGATGGTGCAAGTGCTATCAAGAGTGCCAGTGTATTTAAGAAACATGCTCCTGCCGGGATCAGTAGACCCATCGGCAATAGTAGTAGTGTGGGTATCAGCATTAGTCGTAATAGCTTCCGTACCAAAACTAAATGCCTCGGCAATCAACTCAAGGTTGGTATTTGTACTAGTGCCCCATGTACCTGATTCATCGCCAGTGGCAATCTCTTTGAGCCGTAAATCGTTAACGTAAGTTGCCATTTATCTTCTCCGACTTTTAGTCTTAGGCTTTGGCTTCTTCATAGACGCCACATGCTTTTTCAACACTTCCGCTTGTTTCTTGTGTGTTTTAGAGGCTTTCTCCAAGCCTTTTATGACTTTTTTAACCCTACGTACCATTACGCTACCTCTTCCCAATTAGGAGTTTGACTGTCGGTGACAGCCGTCCAACTCGGAGTTTGACTATCCGTTATAATACCCCAGTTAGGGTTTTGGCCATCATTTATGATGCCATAAACAAGGAAATAACCTATCGCTCCTGTCGCCGAAACACCCGTGACAGAAACGTTCGAATCTCCTGCAACGGTAACGTTTCCAACAGCGGCGTTACCTTGGACTCCCGTGACAGAAACATTTGCCGTACCCGTGACCGTAAGCAAACCAACCGCTCCAGTCCCAGCATTCCCAGTAACAGCAGCATTCGCGCCGCCGGTAGCAGTAACCGTTCCGACAGATCCAGTGCCCGCCACGCCCGTGACAGTCGTGTTTGCTGCACCAGAGACTGTAGCTGTCCCAACCGCCCCTGTGCTCGCGACACCAGTCGGGGAAACATTTGCTGTACCTCTAACTGTAAGTGACCCGACAGCTCCCGTACCCTCAACACCAGTAGGGCTTGAAACCGACGAGCCTGTTGCAGTAACTGAGCCAATAGACCCTGAGCCTGAGACTCCCGTAAGAGATACGGTAACGCCCGATCCCTCAATGATCGTGACCGACCCGATTGACCCTGTAGCAGAAACACCTGTGACAGAAACATCAACGCTTGCGCTGATTGCTTCATTCCACGCTCCTTGGCCCCAAGTGCCTCTTCCCCAGCCACTAGTAATCGACATTTGTTAAGCAATGCGAATAATCGCATTCGACGCATCTGCCGCAGGAAACTGGATAGTAAAGTCGCCTGAACTAGAAGTCTTATCTGCGCCAAAATCCAACGCGCAAACTGCTGGATCTCCAGAAGCACTGTCATTAAAGATCAATGCGCCTCGTGCAGTCAGACTGCTAGATGAAAACGTTAAGTCAGAGAAGTCTGTTATAGCAGTAGTGCCATCATTGCTGGGATCAACACGAGTAAGTGATGCACCTTTAGCGGTGTATCCAGTGCCCGATATTTCGTTAGAGGTCGTATACGCCGTGGTTCCTGCGCCCAAAGAAGCAGAACTTGTGTACAAAGCAAGATTGAACGTGCTACCGCCCGTGTTTTTGAAGTTGTGAACTGCCTCCAAGATTTCTTTTTTGAAAGTAGTACACATTGCTGTCGTTATCGCCATTACAGACTCCTAATTATGTTTGCCATGTCAGAATGGCCTTGTTTTTCCAGTTCCGCGATCAAAGTTGTTCTATCGCTCTTGATAGCTTCTTTCATGTAAAAAACAGTGGTTGCTTGTACCGATTCTTTAAAAGCCTCTGCTTGCTGAGCAATCAAAGGATGGCAGTTACCGCCAACGCTCACAATCCTATCCGCCGCAGCCTTTGCCCAAAACTCGGGATCGTGTCCTTTGTCTTGTGTTGTCGCCACCACCACACTACCAATCTCTAAACTAGATGCCTCAAACAAAGCCAAGTTTACCCCCTAGCAATGTCATATCTGTATTCATCTCTAGAACCGTAACCCTCGCCCAAAGCTTTTAGTGACGCTACAGCCTGAGAAAAACGTTGTTCGTATTGAGCCGCTTCTTCAGGATTCTTCAAGAAAGTAGCCGCCTCTACTAACGTGCCATACAACAAAGCATCCGGAGCGTTATCGGACAACCAAGTAGTACTTGTGCCGGAAGTGGTGGTCAAAGACGCCGGGCGGTACTTGTAATGCAACTCAAACGCGTAGTCCGAGGCAGGCGTGGGGGCGAGCAAAAACGTATTGTCATCGAACAAAGCGTAGTACTGCGTAGGCCCTGTGGTATTAGCGTTTGGCGTATATTGACGAATAAAAGTCGTATGTTTGAACAAAGGATAGGTATACACGCTATCAATGATCAACGCCAAACTGTACGAAGCCAAAAAATCCGACGGCGTTGCTAGGTAAGGAAACCCTGTCGTAGCGTTACCCGTCACGTTTTTGCGAAAAACCGGTAAAGAAACGTTTTTTAGTATGCGCTCTTCTGCTTCTTCGATGAAAGTGTCTAATTCGGAGACAAAAGTCGTTTCTGCGGTTTCGCAGTAGTCTTGCACCGTTGATTTGAGGGTAGCTAAAGTAAAACTCATGTCGTCACCACCGTTACTTCACCTACGATTCCCGAAGCTTTTACTGGCAAAAAAGGATTTATTCCAACCACAGGCACGCCTACGGAAACAACCATCGGCTCGACCCGATCTGGTCTTGGATTTTTCAAAGCTTGTGGATCGTCTACACGTGGTAAAGGCAACAGTTGCGGCTGTTTTGGCTCAAACTCATCAAAACCAACAAGACTACCGTTCCACTCTTTACGCATGCGATTAAGTTTGTAACGGAAACCAGAGCGATCCGAGATACCGTAAGCATTTTTTCCCGATGCAAAACCCATGGCTACGCTCCGTATTTATAGGTAGGAGGTGAGATCTTGAAGGACGCACGATCTCGGTCCTCCTCCATGGCGCGTATCATTTCTTCTTCATAAATTGCTTTCAGCATCGTCATCATCTGTGGATTTTTTTTCATCGACAGATAATAAGCTAGTCCCGCTGCTAAACACGGATAAAACCGAAACGGCACATCGACCGTATTTGTAAAGGCGTCTGCGTCTTCGATCCTAGTCAAGCGATTGAACTTCAAGATGTCCGTGCTGTTGTCCGGCACCGGCCAAATTTTTAGTACCGGGGTGATTTGCCTATCGAGAAAAAATTGATTGGGTCGGCCCGTCTGCGTCTTGGTGGGTATGTTTAGAAACTCTGATCGACTCAGGCGGTCAATCGCAAAATCCGTGCCGTCACGGGTTACAACCGTTGACAGTATGTCAATTGTGGATTGCACGTCAGATAAATCTTGAACAGCAGAAACAGTGGTAGTGGCGGCGCTCGTGCCCCCAGTTATTGTTTCACCGTTGGTGAAAGCACCAATTGGAATCGTTGTGGCAACAGAGGTAGTCGTGGGCTTACTGGTGATTGACGCCGTGGCGGCGCTTGTGCCACCCGTAATTGTTTCTCCGACCGTGAAACTAGCCGAAGCGGTTACCGATAACGTAAGAGTGCCCGCCGGATATTCGCTTATACCTGATGCTACCGTGATAGAGGTTTGATCAATCGTCCACTGATTTAGACCCCGATTTGCCCAGTCAGCAAACAACAAATTCATAGATCTTTTAGCTGTTTTCAGGTCATAGCCTGTCCTAAGCTCTAATCCGCAACGCTCAAAAGCCTCTTCAATGTACTCGGCTACATCAATCTCAAAATTTTTGCTGCTACTCGTTGTCATTGTATAAGTTGTCGAATACACGGTTCACATCAAGCACGTAGTCTAAATCAGACTTCGAGTAATGTATGTGCGCCGAAGGCTTAAAATCTGGAGCGCCTGTACCCGTTTCAAACCACGCTGGGTGCGTCACACGGACCCGATTGTTTGGTAATGCAACGATGTTACCTGTCCACTCCCCCGCATCTAAAAGTTGCAGCACATGGCTTTGTTTGTGCTGTGCTGGATCATCCGCAATTTCACTCTCAGTATAGTCGACTGTGAAAAGGTACTTTGCAGGGTACATCTCCCCCGCTATTTTTGCCATCCAAGGACAAGGCGTAGCACGATCAAGCACGTAAACGGCATGATGGTGCGAGGAGCAGTCCCACGGTTGTGCATCATGCACCGCCATAGGCTCTGGCCATTCCTCAAGAGGTATGTCCGCCACTAAGGCTGTGATAGGCATTCTGGCCCACATAGCCCCACCATGCACGGTATCCTCGTCTTCTCCTTCTGCCTCGATGCCTGTGAAGATCATTTGGAAACTCAGGCACCTACAAGGCATCGTTGTTACTGCGACGGCCATGGCGTGCAAAAACTCGCCATGGTACGCCTCGTGATTATGTGTAAATTCTTTACGCACCCAACATTTAAAATGCGGGATGTTCGATTGAAGGTATGGCATGTTTTACTTAGAAGCCGCACCACCTTTCTTGAATTTACCCGGCATCTTTTTACCGCCGTTTTTCATGCCTTTGGACTTCATGGCTCCGCCCATGCGCATGCCTTTGGGCTTCTTCTTTCCAACTTCGCCGCCGTACTCCATACCGCCGGGCATCATTTCTTTTTTGCCGCCCATAGCTCCGCCTTTTGACTTCATAGCAACTCCGCCAGCTTTCATTGCTTTGGACTTCATCGCAGGCGCTTTTTTAGTGGCTTTTTTCTTAGCTGTTTTCTTTTTTGGGGCACCGTTGCCCAGATTGACTACTGACATAGATACCTCACAGGTACTTGGTTACTTTTCTACGGTTCTGTAAAACAGCCCCGCATCCTCTCGCTATTTCTTGACGGACTTCGCCGCCTTCGCTCATGTTTTTAACCGTTGCCTTACGGGTGTTTTTGACCACCGTCTTGCCTTTTTTGCCCGCCTTTTTCTTTTTGCGAGCTGTTGCCGCACGCTCTGCCTTTGTTAAAGATCGAGCTTTTGCTTCTGGCAAGCAGCGGTCTGGATTGCGCTTGTCTGGTGACGTGCCGCACTTACCAACAATATTGCCTTCGCTGTCGATACGGACCCAATTTTGCTTGAGCCATTTCTTCAGTTCACCCATCAGCGGCCTTTCCGTTTTCCACCTTTGGCTTTTTTGGCGTAGTTTGGATCTTTACAATACTTGCTAGCCGCCAAATTAGCGTAAGCGGACGGGTATGTGTCAAAGGTACGTTTGGCCCAAGCTTTGCCCTCTGGGCAAATCTTACTGCCTTTGCTTTTTTTAGACGCCCCGCCGCCTTTACGAAAATAAGTTAAGCCTTTCGGCATACTTGCTCTAGTCATTACCACGCCTTACAAGACCAGTATCTTGCGGAAAATTTATCTTTTGCGGTATCACACTTGTGCCTTGCACGAAAGTTCGCCCGTCTTCCGGGCTGGTCTTTCTTGATCGACATCTTCGGATCACCGAATCGTACTAGCTTGATTTCACTGCCTTTTTTTGCCAGAACCGCACTTTTTTTAGTTTTCCCCGGCGTGCGTTTCGGTTTGTTAAAACCAGCAAACGTTTCACCCCGGTACTTTATTCGACCAGAAGGAAGTCTTTTAACGTCCTTAGTTGTCGCCATGCGTTTTGCCCTTGCTAGTAATCTTTCCTCAAATACAAAATGACCGTGTAGGTGTCACCATCACTGTGGCCGACTGTGGTGAATTTGACGTCACCTGTCTTGCCTGATCCGGAATTATTGGTCAAACCTCCAAATTTTGTGTAGTCGTGATCCCCACTTTGGTTTTCACCTAGCTCAATACAAAATAAATCCGTGGTTGCGTCCCACAAGATTTGCACTTTCATACCGATGCACTGCCACCAAATTCTTTCGATGGTTACACCCGTGCATGTGTCACCGTCCGCGCTAGGGGTCAAGGCCGAAACATCCACCTTCGTGACGGCGCTTTCACCAGAGCCGTCCGAAATGTTGGTGAGTTTCAAAACAGCAGTTTTTGGGCCGTCTGCTAGCGTTTGTGAAGCCACTGTATCAGCCATCTCGCTCTCCTATTACTGGTCAGCGAAAGCAGGCGCAGTAGTGCTCGTTACATTCCCAAAAATCTGATAATTGGTCGTATTAAGCCCGATTATGGTTACTTCAAACCCAGCAGGAACGTTCAACTGTATGCTGCTGTTGGAGTTTCCATCAGAGAATACTGAACTAACTTCGTTACCGTCCGTATCTAAGAAAGTAACACCACCAATGTAAAAATTAGTGTTGCCGGGAGTAACAATAAGCGCGTCCGTAGCATCAGCAGCGCCACCAGCGTAAACAAACTTAAAAACAGATCCAGCAATAGGAGCCGGAAGCGTATAAGTATTATCTTGACCACCGTCTGGAACAAGTAGGACTCTTCCGCTATGAGTTGCGTTAGTAAGCGTTACGTCTCCGTCGGACAAACTTACGGGTCCGTCGCCTAACGTGGCTACCTCGGTGAATGCCCCGGTAGTGGCATTTTTGCTGACGGTTTTGAAGGTGCTTTCAGATCTAACCGCACCCGAAAAAGTTGTATTAGCCATTGTGATCTCCTGTCGTGGCCAGTGTCAGACACGGTATGCGTCTGTCAGGGATGAGTTGAATATACACAAAAAAGAAAGGGGCAACAATGTGCCCCTTCTTTTTCATAAGTTTTTACAAACTTATGCGCCGGGAGTTCCGATAACGGATCTCCAGTCGGACACGCCAAACGAGTAACGTTCACGCGCTTTAAAGCGCATGTTACCCGTATCAAAGTCACCTTCCATCGCAGTTTTGATGGGGGTTCGTTGAAACAGCTTAAAGCCGTTTGGTGCATCTGTCTTGACGAAGAACGCGTCTGTGTCCGTCAGGAAGTGGTTTACAACCGCTCCTTCGGGCAGCATGCCCATAGACTTCAGTGCGTTGGTGTCATTGTCCGCAGTGCCGGGACGCAGGTTGGAGTTTAAAACTCGTTCTGCGATAAATTGCAGTTCTTTTGGAATGATCAATTTCATTCCGCGAACAGCAATTTTCAAGCCCCGCTCGTCGGTAAAGCCTGCGATATCAATCAACATCTGCTCAAGAGATGTTTCGTTGAGGTCGGAGGCAGTGGCCAGTACGTTCGTCTGATTACCCGAAATGGACGGGTGATCTGCTGCACACAAGGCCGAACCGTCACCGATTGGGCTACCAGTGCTGAACGCATTGTTCAGTACGCTAGCCGCACGGATCTGCTTGGTTTGTGACATAGAACGCGCCAGCGCGCGGGTATACCGTGCAGCCAACTTGTCATAGAGATTATCTTCGATAGCTTCCTCGGTGATTGAAAAAGCCAACGCGATTGTCTCGTGCGAGTAGCGTGCAGTATATGTTTCCTGCGCTTGGTCGAACGAGATAGCGCCGCCTTCTGATTTCACAGGGGCAGTACCAAAGCCCGAAAGCATGACTTCTTCTTCAAACGCGCGGTCTGAAGTTTCTTCGTCAAATATTTCGGCGTGTTCCTGATCGTAACGATCATATTCCAGCCCGAACAATGCATTTAGTCCGGGTTCTAGCTCTTTCGCTAATTGTGCGCGAGTAATAGCCATTTAGATTCTCCCGTTAAATGCCAGTTGTCGTGGCAGTGGTTTGTGAATCGAAACGCGCATTCGAGGAGTTGTAGTGTGCATTAATTCGCACAATCAACGGTATACCAGCAGCAGCAAAATCACTGTTAGCATCGTCGTCAACGATACCCATGATTTTGAGCGGTAAAGTAGCCGTTGTAGCGATTGATGACACGGACAACGCTGAATTTGAGCGTCCGGTATCTGTGCTGCCCGTTCGAGCAGACGTCCCAAGACTTGCGTTCGCAAACACACCTGCTAAAGCCGTAGCTCTGTTGGTTGTTGTAGCGTCTGTAGCGACTTGGAAAGTTTGCATCGGATTATCGGCAACGAGAGCTTTGACAGGGAAATTTGTGTCAACGCTGACGCTGTTTGATCCGGGCCAATAGTTACTAAAAACAGGCTTCTTGGATACAGAGTCCACGTATTCAACACCCATCAACACACCAAGCGCAGCAGTTGTACCGCCCGCCGTATCGCCTGCTTGATCAATAACGCCCGCCGCAAGCGGTATTACTAGGCCATATTGAAAAATAGCGTTTGTGTTGTTGCTGGCAATCTCATATTGAGTAATGCCGGTTGAATTAGCGGAAGCCCCTACCAATCCGATAGGACGAAGCCCGTAAGCGGTTTCTTGATTTGCCATGTTTTGCTCCTAAAAGCTTACTTACGAGGACCACCAAAAGTTACACGGGATTGACGTTCTGGTTTGTCAATCACCATAGTTGAGTGTGCATTCTCGCGAAGAACGTCCGTTTCAATGGCTTCAATTTGATCCGCATTCTTTCTTTCAAAATATGCAGTTCGTTCTGCAACCGTTTCCAACGGGATTCTTGCCAGAAGCAACCCGCCAACACCAAACACGCCTTCATATTTCCCCGATTCAATAGTAGGTGCCTCAAAATCCGGGTATTCATCGCGTCGAACAAGCTCATAGCCCTCTCGCATGCGAGAGGAAATATTCGTCCTGTCCTCAAATCCACGTACTTCTGCACGTATCCAACGATGTTTGAACCCTTCTGGCGCAGGGGGCGCGTCTAATTTAGACGGTGGACTCCACGGTTTTCTTTTTACCTGTGTAGCCCGTGATGATTTAGCGCGGGAAGTTCTCTTGATGGCATCAATTTCATCTTGTTGATTATCAGTCATTGTCCTTCCTTCACGTATTTTGCGTACTCTTCGAGTGGCACTCCCAATCTTTTGGCAATCGTTACTTGGCTCGGGGAGAGACGAACCTTTTTGCCGCGTCCTGATGAAGACTTGCCACGGGATACACCCGCTACAGACTGACCAGAACGATTATTTCGCGACACTTCCACCGATTCGTCTGGGAATCTATGCGGGAAAGCATCTTTCATTCGTGAATCTAGCGCATCATAGTATTCATTACTAGAGGGATCAAACCCTTCTTCCTGCACTAATTTCTTGTGTAATCCAAACGCCGCAAACGTCATCGCGTCGTCTGTGCCGAACCATTCGTTTTTGGCCGCCCAATCCTCTGCTTTGGGATCTGGGGCAGCTTGCGTAGGGGCCGGGACGTATTGTTGCTGCTCTTCTTGCTGCTGCACGTACGCCTGTTGCTGCGCAGCTTGGGCTTCTCGTTGCGCTTTAGCTTGCGCGTGCTTGTCAGCAGCGATGCTGAGTTGGGCAATCCGCTCTTGCGCAGACATTTGGCGATCTACATCACCCGTTTCAATAGCGGTTTTAAGCTCTTCTTTTGCTCTAGTTTGCTCTGAAACGACACGATGACCGTATTCTGCCAGATAATTCTGATCCAGATGTTGAAGTCGTTGCTTTACGTTCGTGTTTTCGGTCTGCACCGTTTGTGCGTAGCGGAGTGCTTCTTCTCTTTCACGCTCCGCCTCTTTTGCACGCTTCGTAAGTTGGTTGATACGTTTTTGAACACTTTGACTGTACTTTTCGTGTTCGTCGTCGCCTTCGGCCTGAGCAACTTGTTCTTCCGTCGTCTCCGCCTCCGCCTCCGCCTGCGCGGGCGCTTCGATCTCTACTTCTTGCGCTTCTTCATCAAAATCTAAATCCACTTGGCCGTCATCGGCCTCGTGGGCAGCTTTCCCTTCACTCATCTGCATGTCCCTCAGTTATGGTGTAAATCATCAGGGTCAAGAATTGTGGCCAAGATCTCATCATCGTTGAGAATCCGGACCTCGCTACCAAATCTAGCAGCGTCTTCATCATTCAAACGAAACCGCGAGCCAGCGTAGCGAGCAAAAATTACCCACTGCTTTTCTTGGCACCACGCCCCGTTTGGAAATCTTTTGTCGTCATATGCATCAGGACCTAAACGAAGCACCAACCCGACGTTTGTTTGAATTGCATCTTCCTCTAATGTCTTGGTGTTGAGAATAATCCCGCCTTTACTACGAGTCCTGCCTTTGAAAGGCAGCAACAATACGCGCCAGCCAGTAGGCTGGGGTAGTCTGTCTATGATTGCGGCGTCTATTAGGGTGGGATCGAGTACGCGCTCCTCTTCAGGAACGTATGCTTTGGAAAGATCCAAAGGCTTTGTCGCATCAGTCATCAAATGATTCCTGTCTGTCTAGCATTTCAGAAAGTTCTACAAGCATGTAATCGCAAGAGCGAATCTCACCCATGCACTCTCTGTAATGTTCCATGTCTTTTATCCCGCCTTCCGACAAAAGTGCCGTAATTTGGGCCTTGCGATCTAGCAGCGTCTTACGAACAAACTGCACAATATCGATACCGTCCAATCAAGTATCCTTAATGTCTGACGATATCGGATATTCTCGCTTCTTTATCGCAAGAAATCAAACGCCCTATGCGCTTGTGAAGCGTGATCCCCGCTCTGCCGCACCCATGCCGCGTTTCTTGCCGGTGGTCACTTTAGCAAACATCGTATCCGGAGTTGGCTCTTCGATGGTTTGCGCGTAAGGAATACTGCCTTGCCCTTGGATTTCGGCTTTGCCTACGGGTTTGGGCGGCTCTTTGATCGGCGCACCCATGATTTTTACTCTGCTCATACATCACCTCGTTGTTGTTTCAATATTTCGCGCTGCATGCCTGCGTCGATGCGAGCAGCCGTCTGCGCTTCTTGGCTTTGCAAACGTTGTTGGAACTGCGCTTCACGCTGCGCAAGTTTTTCTCTTTCAAACTGTAGCTCTTGCTGCTCCATCGCCATGTCGTTCTGCTCTTGCTGAGACTTCAATTGCAACTCTTGCTGCTTGAGTTGTATCAAAGGATCTGGGCCTTGTTGCGGCTGACCAGCTTGCTGGACCTGCTGACCAAGCTGAACTACTTGCTGCATGATTGTAGCTACATTTTGCGCGACTAAGGACTGGTACTGCTCGTTATCGGCAGGATTGACCATCGCAACGTTAGGATTTTGCTGCATAAACACCTGCTCTGCTTGCTCCTCCGCCATCAACTGCACGTGATTCAGGATGTGTTTCTGAATAGCGGCAACAACTTGCGGTAGCGAGGAGGCTATGCCACCCGTTACAAAAATAAGGTGCGCTTGTATGTGAGCCATATGGTTTTGGCCACGAAAAGCCTGCAAGGCAACATTATTCAAGGCATCCATGTTTTCTTGCGCAGGGTCTTTCGGCGCGATGTCGCCGGGCGTATCTGCTCGCAATATCATGTCGGCGTTTTTTACGCCCAAGGCGTCGTACACTCGGCGATACACCTCTGGAATGTTGTGGATCTCAGGAGCCTGCATAGCCATCTGTAGCTCAGTTTGAGCCAAAGCAATACGCTGACTTTGAGAAAAAATATTTGGGTCAGATACCGGAAGCACGTCTACTCTTTCATCAAAGTCGTCAGCTTTCACCGTTGACTCTGCGCCCGGCACCTCATACGGATAAACCGGAGGTAAGCTCTCGGACATGACACGCGCCAAGATCTTGAATTCAATCTTCATGGCGTAGTGCAATCGCTTATGCACGGCGCTCATTACACGCGTGCCTTGCTCAATCATAGCGATAGTCGTACCAACGGCGGCGTTGGGGTTGGCATCGCCCACTTTCATGTCAGTAATCGTGGCAAACCGTTGCCCTGCGTCCACCACAAAGCCCAGTAGCTGGAAAAGCGTGCCGTCTGGCCCTTTGAAAGGCAGAGGCATCAAACTGTCTCTAATCTGTCCTCCGGGCGCGTCAACGTCCCTAAATTCACCGGGTTGTAGAGGTGAATCGTCGTCCCTGATCCGCAGGCCGCGAGCCTTGAAACCCGCAGGAAGGTTGGAAAGCGTGCCTGCATCGATCAATTGACGCAGTGCAGCAGTCGCGGTGCGTGACAAGCCCCCTATGGTATGAATCAAACCAAGGCCGTAGAAGCCAAATCCGGGCAAAAACTTGTAATGCACAAAGTACTGAATCT